GCCTAATGGCTAATACAAATTTCAGCGCGTTGACCAGTGAACAGCTTACTATCTGGTCTCGTGATTTTTGGCGTGTTGCTAGAAATATGTCCTTCATTAACCAATTCGCGGGTAGTGGACCCAACGCTATGGTTCAGAGAATATCTGAACTTACTCAATCAGAAAAAGGAGCTAGAGCTGTTTTAACACTTTTAGCTGACATGACTGGTGATGGTATCGTTGGTGACAATACTCTTGAAGGTAATGAAGAAGCATTAAGAGCATACGACATCGTTGTACAATTAGATCAATTAAGATTTGCGAACAGACTATCTGGTCGTTTAGCGGATCAAAAATCTGTTGTCAACTTCCGTGAGCACTCAAGAGACGCACTTGCATACGCAATGGCGGACAGACTAGACCAAGTCGCATTTTTGACTTTAGCTGGTATTTCTTATAACAGAAAGAACAACAATATTGGTGGTTCTGCTGCTACTAGACCAGTACTAAACTCAGGTGCTAACTTGTCTGATCTTGCCTTTAATGGTGATGTAACTGCTCCTACTTCTAACAGACACAGAAGAGTCGATGCAACTAGTGGTCTAGTTGCTGGTGATACTTCTGCTTTAGTTGCTGCTGACACAATGTCTTACAGCACTATCGTTGAGTTGAAAGCTTATGCTAAAGACCAATACATTAGAGGTATGAGAGGCGCAGGTAACGAAGAAATGTATCACTTATTCGTTACTCCACAAGTAATGGCTGATCTGAAACTAGACTCAGATTTCTTAGCTAACGTAAGAAACGCTGGTGTCAGAGGACCAAACAACGAACTATTTGCTGGATCTTCTAGCTTAATGGTTGACGGTGTCATGGTTCACGAATTCAGACACGTGCCAAACACTTCTCAGGGTACTTCTGGTACTCAGAAAGGTGGATCAGGTAGTGACGTAGATTACGCTGCTTGTTTATTCTGTGGAGCTCAATCTCTTGCTATGGCAGATATCGGTTTGCCTGAAATAGTTGAAGACACTTTCGACTATGGAAACCAAAACGGTATTTCTATCGGTAAGATTATGGGTCTTAAAAAACCTGTCTACAATTCTGACATTTCTGGTCAGAACGAAGACTTTGGTGTAATCAGAGTAGATTGCGCATTTTAATTAAGATAGGGGTGGTCTTCGGACCACCTCTTTCTACTAAACAGGAGTTTTAAATGGAAAGAAAAACTATGAAAGTTATCTCAGAAACAGACTTATATGTATCACTAACAACTGGTGATGCTGTTCGTTTATACGCAGGAGAAGCAAGAGAATTCCCAGAGCATATTGGATATGCTTGTTTACAAGCTGGGGCTACAGAAGTAAGAGAAGAGCCTAAAGCTAAAACAATGGAAGATGTTATAGAGGAAACAGAAGAAAAACCAAAAGCAAAAGCTAAAACAACTAAGAAAAAATAGATGGCTGGTACGTTACAAGCACAACATATTTTATCCAGGGTACGTAATATACTTCAGGACAATAGTGGTGTGCGTTGGACAGACGGTGAGTTATTTGATTATTTAAGTGACGCGCAAAGGGAGATAGCTAATATCCGTCCCGATGCTACCGCTACCCATTCTAATGTGCAGTTAGCAACTGGTACGGAACAAACCATACCAGCTGACGGGCTAAGGCTTGTAAAAGTAGTAAGAAACATGTCGGGTTCTGGTACGGATGCTACCGGAGCTAGAAGTATTCGAGTAGTATCAGAGGATGCTCTAGACAGCACAGAACCAAATTGGCATGACCCAACTGTAACTGGTGATGCTACACACGGCACTGAGGTTAAACATTATATTTTTGATGGAGATGACCCTAGGGTGTTTTATGTATATCCAGGAGTAGCTGGTAGTGCTTATGTAGAATTAGTGTATTCTAAAAATCCTACTAATATTGGAGCTAATACTGATTTAATACAGGTAGATGATATTTTTGCAAATGCACTAATAAACTATGTTTTATATAGAGCATCTCTAAAAGATGCTGAGTTTGCTGGTAATCAACAACGTGCTGGTACTTATTATCAATTATTTTCTGCAAGTCTAGCTAGGGGCGGAGTAACTCAACAGGCAGTACAACCTGACCAAGGAGTAATAAATGGCTAGTTTTGATTCGTTAATTAGAGATGTTTTACCATATGTTCCGGGTTGCCCTGATTCATTAATAGAAACTACATTACGTTCAGCAACTATTGAACTTTGTGAAAAAAGCAAAGCTTATACTTATGATTTAGACCCAATAACTACAATATCGGGAACTTATGAGTATGAGTTTGATCAACCTAGCGGTACAGATGTACATCAAATATTATGGGCTACTTATGATGGGCATGATTTAGACCCAATTAGTCCAAGAAGTTTGGAGTTAAATTACCCAGATTGGCGAGATAAGTCAGGTACACCAACAGTGTATTTACAAAAAACTCCAGATGTTTTTTGGTTAGTACCAGTACCGAATGCAAAAACTGTTAATGGTTTATTGGTAAATGTGGCTTTAAAACCTAGTAGAACTACAAATAGTATAGATACTAATTTTAGTAATGATTATCGAGACGGCATTATTTATGGCACTGTTTACAGATTATTAAGAATGCCTAGTAAAGAATGGACAGACCCAGTAGCCGCTGCAGATTATTTTAATTTATTTCAAACAGAAATAAATGAAGCAGAATTAAGAGGTAGAGGTGGAGATACTGGAGTAAAAAGAACAGTTAAATATAAAGGTGCAGGTTTATCCCCAAGGAAGAGGTATGGACGATATGGCAAAGAGTTGGACTATTAATGGTAAAGTCTTTGAATACATTCCTTTAGAGGATGTCAAAGTTGCTTACAATACAATAGAACCGGACCTTAAAAAAGTAGCTCAAAAGTCATATGCGGACTGGATACCCGCCGATGTATATGCAGCATTGCGAAAAGGCAGTTCTGAGTTATACATGGTGTATGAGGATAATTACTATGCAGGTTTTGTTATAGTATCGATTTTAGATGATGCTGGAGGAGAAAAAACATTATATATTTGGGTTGCTTATAGTAAGCCCGGGTATAATATAATAAGCGCAGGTGTAGAGTTTTTAGAAGGTCTAATACAAAACACCAGCATAACAGGAATGGAATTTCATTCCGACCGTTCTGGATGGAGTAGAGCGGCTAAAAAGCACGGATTTAAAGCAGTAACAACAGTTTATAGAAAGGAAGTGTAATGGGTAGTAAACCAAAAGCGGAAGAATATAAGCCAAGTGAGACTGAAAAAACTCAAGCGGCTTTAGCAAGGTCTGATCAAAAATATTTTGAACAGACCTATGATCCTTTATTAAGGCAAATGCGTGACGAGTCATTAAAAACTGATACTCAGGCTACTTTACGTGGTCGTGCACAGGCAGATACTATGCAAGCAATGACAGGAGCTGGACCTAACTTAGGCATAGCTTCCGGTGTAGATACTGCAGCAGATAGGGCTTTAGGCGCAGTCGGTAATATTTTAAATGCTAATGTAATTGCCTCAGATGTAAAAGCTAATCAACAACTTGGGGTTTTAGCTACCGCTAGGGGCCAACAAGCTGACGCAGGTAGTGGTTTAGCGCAAGCATCTAAATTAGCTAGGGCTGAAGATTTAAATAGAATGACTGCTAAATTGAGCAGAGCAACAAATATTATGGGAGCTATAGGTAAAGTTGGGGGTGCGGCTGCTAAATTGGGTGCAAATGTATGGTCAAAACAGAATCCAGACAATGCTCTCTCTAATAGGTTTACGGGATAGACGTAGGTTATGTACGGAATACCAAATATTACAGAAGGCACTATACATGCTATACAAAACGACCCGCGTTTTGCAGCTAACCGTGAAAAAGTACAAGACCCTGATAAGGTTTTTGCTGATGTTACGCAAAGGCAGGCTGATAGATACGAGCGTGATTTCAAACCTTTTGAGACTGATTTAATTAGGCGTACTCAAGCTGATACTAGTTTAATAGATAGAGTTCCTGAAGATGTGGA